TGTGTATAGATGGATTAAATTTACTTAAAGAAAACAATGCAGAATTTCATATGGTAGATAGTTTAGAAGATTCTTGGTGTAAAAAATTCTTACAATCAAGTAATGTTATAGCATTTTCTTTTCTTCCATTAACAAAAAATAAAGACATTATAGGATATGTAATGTGTCAGTGGTGTAGTTGGTCGAAAGCAGATGAAGTAGATGAAACTAAAATGTCTTCATTTTTAGAAAATTCTAGAAATATAATAGAAATTATATTAGAAGAACAATCTGGCAAAAAATCATAAAAGTAGGTATATATAGTATATGATAGAAGGTAAAAGATACATCGATATAGATTTTGATTTCAATGCACATCCAGTGTCTGGAGATTTGGTGCTAAAGTATAATGAAGAAGCAATAAAAAAATCTGTTAGGTCTTTGGTATTAACCAATAAATATGAAAGACCATTTCAACCATCTCTTTCGGGTAGAGTAAATGAATTGTTATTTGAGAATATTACTCCGATGACAGGTGTTCTCTTAAAATCTCATATTGAAAATGTTTTAAATGCGTATGAACCCAGAATTAAACTTTTAGGTGTAGATGTTGTAGAGAACCACGGTCATAATGCGATAGAAGTTACAATTTCATTTTCCATACAAAATCAACCAGAAGTATTATCCTTAACAACGGTATTAGAGAGAACAAGATAATGGCAACAGGCGGAAATTTAAATACACCAATAACAGAACTAGACTTTTTTGAAATAAAAGAAAATCTAAAAACCTATTTAAGAGGTCAAAACCAATTCAAAGATTATGACTTTGATGGTGCGGCACTATCCGTTCTTTTGGATGTTCTATCATACAATACACACTATTCTGGATTCTATGCGAATATGGTTGCAAATGAAATGTTCTTGGATAGTGCAGTAACAAGAAACGCAGTAGTTTCTAGAGCAAAGGAATTAGGATACACACCATCTTCAACAAAAGCATCAAGAGCAGAAGTTCATATCACATATGATGCAGGGACAGAACCATCATTTCTTCCTATAGGTACAATATTTTCTGCAACGAATCAAAACAACGAATCTTATAATTTTATAAACACAGATGTAATTACCATAGGAGCAACAGGAGGTTCTGGTGGTGTATTAGCAGGAGCAACTGCTACTGTATATGAGGGTTCTTATAGAACAAATAGTTTTCTTTTTGATAATGTCGCAGAAACTAGTCCAAAGTTTATTATCCCATCTAATAGTTTTGATACCTCTCATTTGTTTATTAGGGTTTCTAATTCTACAACGGATAGCACAGGATACTATACTCCTTGGGATTTATCAACCAACTACACAGGATTAACTTCTGGTTCTGAAGTTTATTTCTTACAGGAAGTAGAAGATGGAAGATATGAAGTTTATTTTGGAGATGGTATTGTAGGAAAGAAACCATCTCACGGAAATGTTGTAACTATAAGTTATTTAGAAACGGCTGGATTTGGTGCAAATAACATAGGAAAGTATGATGTTAGAAATAGTAGAAGGTCATTTGGACTCGGAGATGCAAATGCAAATGTAGATGTGACATCATACTCTCAAGGTGGTGGTTCTCCAGAAACAGTTAGTTCTATTAAATATTATGCTCCTCGTTCATATCAAGCACAAGACCGAGCAGTTACAACAGAAGATTATAAAACTCTTATAGCAACACAGTACGGTGATGTTGAATCTGTGTTTGTTTATGGAGGAGAAGATGCAATTCCACCAGAATATGGAAAAGTGTTTATTTCAATTAAACCAAATTCTGGAGAATCTTTGAGTATTGCAGAAAAAGAATCAATTAAAACTAGTATACTTAAAGGAAATAATATTGTAAGTATTCTGCCAGAAATAATTGACCCAGATTATCTTTATATATTAGTAGATTCTACCGTTACATTTGACCCTTCTAAAACTATAATAAGTGCAGAAACACTTTCGACAGCAATAAAACTTGATATATTGGATTATTCGGATTCTAAATTAGAAAAGTTTGGAAATAATTTTTATTATTCAAAATTATGTTCAAGAATCGATAGGTTGGATGATTCTATAGTCAGTAACGAAACTAAAATAAAACTACAAAAAAAATTAGAACCTAATATCGGTTCGGCAGCAGGTTATATAATTAATTTCTATAATGAAATTTATCACCCGCATGACGGTCATATGGAAGGCACGGTTTCAAGTTCCAGATTTAAATATAAAGATTCTAATGGAATTTCTGTTGATTCTTATATTTTAGATGATGGTAATGGAAATCTAAACATTTATACCACCTCACAGGCAGGAATTAGAATTAAAATAACTAAAATCGGAACAGTAGATTATGTCAATGGTTCTATAAATTTGGTATCTTTTAATCCCGTACAAGACGATAGCAGTTCCCTTATAAAATTTACAATTGAATCAAAAGATTTAAATGTAATTTCTAGTAGAAATACATTATTAATGATAGATTCTGCTAATTCAAGTTCTGTAAATATTAAAGTAGAAGAACTTGGAAAAGAATCTGTAGTAGGAACAACCAATACTATAGAAAATAAATCAACCAGTACCAGTAGTGGATATTGATATAGGAGAATTTTAAATGTCATTAAGTCTGCTACTAAGAATAGGTGATACAGGAACTGGTCCTTATTATTCTCTAGAAGAAAAGATTGGTGCAACATTTGCACCAGAAACACTTTCAGTTGTTGATGGAATATCACCCCACATTCCTAATCAGTTGCCAGAATTTGTTGAAGCAGAACATCCATTATTTGTAAATTTTATCCAAGCGTATTATGAGTGGTTGGAACAAAAAGTAAATGTATTTGGTAGAACACAAATGCTCCAAGACATTTCTGATATTGATAAAACCATTGATGAATATGTTATTCATTTTAAAAGACAATTTCTTTTAAACTTTCCAGAAAAGTTAGCAACAGACATAGACGGAAATGTAGTTGATGAAACAACTATGTTAAAAAATATAAAAGATTTTTATCAGACAAAAGGTTCTGAAAAATCATATGAACTTTTGTTTCGTCTATTATATGACAGTGCTTGTGATTTCTATTATCCAAAAAAGGATATATTAAGAGCATCGTCAGGACAATGGACAGAAGAAGAAGCAATTAAAGTTACTAGTTTAAATGGTACTAAAAATTTTAAAATAGCAAATACAAAAATAGAACAAATTAATTCGGGTACAGGACAAGTAGATGCGTCCGCTAGATGTTATAGAGTGCATCAATATAATATTGGTGCCCACGAAGTTACTGAACTGTTTATTAATAATATTGTTGGAGAATTTAAATCTGGAGAAACTCTAAGGTGTATATTATCTGATGGTACAGAAATTACAGAAATTATATATGGACTTTTTTCTAATTTAGTAATAACAAATGAAGGAAGTGGTTACAGTATAGGTGATAAAGCAAAACCAGACGAAAACTTTGAAAAAAATACCACAGATATGGGGGAAGGGGGAACTGGTAGAGTTTTAGATGTTTCTCTAAAGGGTGCAGTTAAAGGAGCAGTTGTTGATAATGCTGGAGTTAATTATGTAGAACCTTTAAATGTAGTTTTTGAAGGAGGGGATGGTACAGCAACCGCAACGATGAATCCACAAGCACTTATTAAATATCCGGGATATTATAAAAATAATGATGGTAAATTAAGTTCTAATAAGAAACTTCAAGACGGAAACTATTATCAAAATTATTCCTATGTTTTAAAGGCAGAAATATCTCTAGACACATATAAAGAAGTTTTAAAGAAACTTATTCATCCAGCAGGATTAAAAGTATTTGGTGATGTTTCTATTTTAAAATCATTACAAAGTGACCAACCGTTTCATGGTGAACATCAATCATATGAAATGCCAATTGTTGGACACTACTCTCCCTACAGACCGCTATCAACAACTGACCTTAGAAGTAATGGAGTAACCTCCCCCGCAAGCGGACCTGGTTCGGTGCATGGATGGTCTGGTGCAGCGAGTACATACGCTACAGCGACAATTATAGGAACTGCGGCTTTGGACGATGAGGATGGTACAAATTTTATATTGAGAAATACTGATGGTTCAACTGTAACCTTCCACACAGACCCTACTAAGAACTTTGGAGATACTTCTTCCGATGGAGGTGACCACACATGGATAGTCAACACCAGAGATATTAATAGCGTCAGAAAGGCCACACAGGCTCTCTACATCTCTTGTAAAACCGCAATTGACGCGGGCGAATTAGATATGACAATTTTTCCCACTACTGTCGATACCATCGCTGATGAAACACAAGCAAATTTTACACTAACTCAAACTGCTGGTGGAACTGCTAGCAATACAGCAATAACTTTAATAACTGGTGTTGAGGAGGTTAATGGTGAAACTACCTTTACTGGAGGAAGTGAGAATGGAAATGCGAGTGCAACAGGAGATTTATATTTTTTCGGATATAATCCTGGCTCAACAACCGACTATCATTGTTATGGAGATACTGGTGGTAAACTCATTGTTCGAGGACCAAGTTTAACTGCTGGAAGTTTTCCTGTTGGTATTCAGGTTAGTGGTGATACATCGGGTGCAAGTGGAGAAGTATTGTCGTGGGATGTATATCAAGGAACAGCAGGAATGACAATTGGTGTTATGCATCTTCGAAGCACACCAGAAATGTTTCCAAGTGGTTGGTGTGGTCCCTCTGCGGGAGGAGAGTTTGGTGAACTGGTTGGGCAAACAAACGGAAATGGACTAACTGCTGAAATTATTACTATTCTAGAAGGAAATGGAATTGTATCTGAATCATTGACAGACGGAACAACTTTGGCAGGACTTATCCAGCACGATACAAGAAAACTTCCTCTAGGAACAGCGGGTGCAGAAGGTTATACCGCCGCACAAGAATTTTATAGAGCAACAGGTCTTGCAGGGATTTGTGCAGGAGCAACGGCATATAACTATTGGGAAGTATATCATCATCCAAACACAAGAGGATTTAGTGGACAATATATTGCAGGGGGTTGGACTCTTGGTATAGATTCAGGAATGTCTTTCGATAGAGTACCACTAAAAACCTTCTTAAAAATGGCAGTTGGAATGCACTTCCATTCTGACCCATCTTCAGATTCGTTATATTACGGAGGTTCTAGTTCAGACTCAAATAATTATAGTGTTCCTTACGGAAGTACTTCTGGAAGTCCAAATTTAACGCATATATAATACATAGATTCTAAGGAAATATATTAAATGGGATTACAAAAAACTTTTAAAAATCATTTCGCAAGAGATTTAATAAATGATTTTAATGCTGATACAGACAATCAGTATTTTATATTCTTTGGAAAAGTCGATGCTTGGGATGATGATAATAGTCCAGATACCTTGACAGGTTCTGTTCAGGCAGAATTTTCTGCATATAGAAATGCATTAGGAATGAAACGAATAGAAAGAGTAAATGCGTTTCATGTCATTACAAGATATGATTGGATTTCTGGAGCATCATACACACAATATGATGATACAGTAGACTTATCCACTTCACAGTATTATGTGATGACGGATGAATATAATTTATATAAATGCATCGATAATGGTGGAGGAAGTAAATCAACATCAAAACCAACTCACACAGAACCAGAAATTAAAGCATCTGGTGATGACGGATATAAATGGAAGTTCTTGGGTAAAGTAACAGAAAACGCAAGAAGATTTTTAACTGATGAATATATTCCAGTAGAATATGTAACTAATGCACTAGAAGATGAAAATGCAAAACAATTAGTTTCACAACAGATGTCAGTTAATGGGGCAATCGATAAAATAATAGTCGCTAAAGATAATGGTCATTATAAAATGGCAACAGCAATTAGTGCTGGTGCAGACCACCACACAGTTGCAAATAAAGTAGTGGGTAGTGTTGGATTTACTTCTGAATCGTCTGATGGTGCTAATGATGGAACAAACACATATGCCGGTCTTACATTATCATTACTTAAACAACATCCGTTTGATGCAGAGCAATTAACTTTCTTTAATTCTGATTCTCTATTAAATTATGAGGTATATACTTCACAAGGAAGAGGACCAGATGTTGGTCAAAAGAGAAAAATTATAGCATTTTATGATTCAAATCAAGGTACAGGACCATATGTTAATCCTGATACAGATGTTTTCCCTCACGGCCCATTTGTTGTTCTTGATAGACCATTCGATAGAGATTTATATGCTACAGACCCACCAACAAAATTTAGACTATTACCTCCTGTAGAAATTTATGGAGATGGTGATGGAGCAGTAGCAAGAACAGAAGTAAATGACCAAAGAGAGATAATAGGTGTCAATATTATTTCTAGAGGAAAGGATTATACAACTGCAACGGTAGATTTTAGTTCAAGATTACCAAACTCAGGTACACCTTCAACTGCAAGAGCAATAATTGGACCAAAGGGCGGTCACGGAAATAATCCTATTAAAGAATTACAATCTTCAAAAGTTATGATTGTAATGGAAATTAAACAGGACGAATCTGGGAAACTAAGAACTTCAAATCAATTTAGGCAATTTGGAATTATTAAAAATCCTATGCTTAATGATGGTACTGGAAGAACTGCTGGAACAGAATATAAAAAATCTACAGAAGTTAAAATATCCAAACCATTTGGTGTAACAGCACCATATTCATATGTAACAAACATAACAAATACAGAATTAGATACATCGACATATAAACAAAACAATTATATTATGGGTCAGGAATCGTTTGCAACAGCAAGAATTGTAGAGTTCAGAACCGATGTAGGAGCAACCTCATCTGGAATTATGGAAATTACCGATATTGAAGGTAATTTTATGGACGGAAGTGTAGACGAAAAATTAGTAAGATATATTTTTGGTGCTTCTGGAAGTACAATAGACGGAACAGCAATTTTAAATGGAGCAACTCAAGGGTCTGGTAGTAGTGCAGATTTTCAAGTTGGAGAAATTGTAACGCAACACAATGCACCAGATTTAAATAATCCCGATAGACCAATTGAAACTACTACAACCGCTATGGGAGTATCAGGTTCAACCGCACAAGGAACAGTAGAATCTTGGGACAGTGTAAACAAAGAACTGATTATTAAAGTTACTAAAAATAGTTTTACAGAATCATCAACTGCTGATTATGTTCGTGGAGGAACAGCCGCATATATTACATTTAATAGGTTTGAAGATAAGGGTGGAGAACTAATAAAACAATTTTCAACCGAATCTACTGCTGGTGGAGCATTTGGTGGCACAATGGCATTTGTTACTTTTGATTCAGGAAACAAACAAAATTATGGAAGAATAGTAGATATGTCTATTACAGAAAATGATGAAAATGCAAATCCTGTTTATAGAACATCTACAAAGATGATTGTGGAAAAGAAATCACAAATTTCAGGGGATGTAACATTTTCAACAACTAGTTTTACGGCAGATGCTATTATATCTCAAGGAACTGGAGGTAATGTCGTAGAAGGAAGAGTTTTAGAATGGTTCACTTTTGGAGGATTTACTGGTGAATTACACTTAACCGAATTAAAAGGTGGATTCACTGGACATACAGCGGGTGCAGATACATCTACATATGGACAAACTTATTTATTAAATGGTTTCTTAGATGAATTTGTATCTGGAGTTTCTGGTTCAGAAATTGTAAATGGTTCGGGAGAAGTATTATACATACAGAATATAAGACCAGTTTCTAGAAGTATAGAACAAAATGAAGAACTTAAAGTAGTTATAGGATTTTAAATAAACGGAGTAGATTCAAATAATGGCAAATCAATCACTATTCAATATAAGCCCATATTATGATGACTATGATGAGGATAAAAATTTCCTTCGCATGTTGTTTAGGCCAGGTTATGCTGTTCAAGCAAGAGAATTAACTCAAGCACAGACCATACTTCAAAACCAAATTGAAAGATTTGGAAATCATGTATTTGAAGACGGAGCAAGAGTATTGGGTGCAGGTATTACTACCAGACCAATTTCCTTTATTCGTGTCGAACCAAAACACACAGATGCATCTGGTGTAGAAAAAACTATAGATTCTACTAAATTAATTGGATATGATTTAACTGGTACTGGTTCTAGTGGTCTTGAATCTAGAGCAAAAATAGTACACATGATAGATGAGGACACTAACGGAAAAGATAACTTTAAAATACTTTTTGTAGAATTTGTAAATGGTTCTGATTTCCAACAAGGTAATTTATTAGATTCTAGTTATGAATCAGAAGTTTATAAAATTAAAATGGCAGGTATAAGCGGAGCGGTTCAATATGCTGATGGAATTACTGGTGCTGAAATTAATGGAGAAGCCAATTTAGTTTCTGTTGATGAAGGAGTTTTCTTTGTAGATGGATTCTTTGTAAAAAGTCAACAAAGTTCAGTAGTTCCTTATGGATATACTTCAGATGGTGCATCAGAACCAGCAGATACTCAAAGATATTTTAGGAATCCTACCGCAAGAGTTGGATTTGATATAGACAGAGGAAATATAAGTACATCAGAAGATAATACTTTGCGTGACCCTTCATCTGGTTCTTATAATTTTAATGCACCTGGCGCAGACAGATATCGTGTAAAATTAAATATGGACTTTAAAGGTGGATTTACTGGTTCAGATAAAAACTTTATAGAACTTCTTAAATATGATGAAGGTAGTATTACATATAAATTAATTAAAACAAATTATGCAGAATTGGAAAATACTCTTGCTCGTAGAACACACGATGAATCTGGTTCTTATACAGTAAAACCTTTTGAAATTGATATCAGAGAAAATTTAAAAAGTGGAAACAACAGAGGAATAAACTTATTAGAAGATGGTGGTAGTGAAGATAAACTTTCTGTAGGATTAAAGTCAGGAAAAGCATATGTGTTTGGACACGAATTTGAATCGCTATCAACAGAATATGTTACAGTAGATAAAGCAAGAACAACATCAACATATACAGGAAGTACATTTGATGCGGTACACGGAAACTATTTTATAGGAAGTATTCCTGCTAGTAGAATAAAAGGTATTGCTTGGTTATTTTCTAGAGGTGATATAAATAAAGCACCTATGGAAGTTGTATTAGCAACAGAGGC